GCGTGCCGTGGTGGCCCTGGCGCAGAAAGACGGCGCCAAGTCCCCGTGGTTCACCGGCGGCACCGTGACCATCGACGGCGCAGTGATCCATGAGCACCGCCTGGTGTACAGCACCACTGGCGCTGCATCGGGCAGCAAGTGGGGCGCACTCGGCGCGGTTGACGGCACCCGCACCCTGCTGTGTGGCGCTCAGGCGCTGGGCATGGCCGACCTGGGCACCCCGGAATGGGTCGAGAAGAAATTCGACTACGACTCCAAGGTGGGTATCAGCATCGACAAGATGTTTGGCCTGCTGAAGCCGAAGTTCTACTCGATCTACGACGAGTCCGTGCAGGACTTCGGCGTGCTCGCCATCGACCACTACCTGGGCTGATGCCTGGCAACGCTGGCCGGGTCTCCCGGCCGGCAACGAGGACTGAACCATGAGTATCAAACTGAACGATTCGCGCCAGGCTCCGCTGTGGGCCTATGTGGATATCAACCTGGAAGACTTCGCCGATGGCGCCGTGCAGGACGCCATCGAGCTTCCGGGCGACGCCATTGTGGTCGGCGGCTTTGTGCAGCCCATCACCACCTTCAACGCGGCGACCACCGCGACCCTGAAGGTCGGTGATGCGCTGGATGACGACCGCTATACCGCCACCGCCGCCGACGTTAAAGCGCTGGCCGTCGTACCGCTGACCATCACCGGCTACCAGATGCCTGCCATGGGCAAGCTGAAGGTGACCTATGCGTCCACGGGTGCGGCTGCAACCACCGGCAAATGCCGACTGGCTGTCAGCTATATCCGCGCTGGCCGCACGCAGAGCACTCAAGGCTGAGTGTGAAGGCCGGGGCGACCCGGCCTGCATTTATCCAACCGCAAGAGGGGCGTAACAATGAGCAATCAACCGCGATTCCTGCCACCTGAAGGCAAGAAAGAATTTCACCTGGCGACCACTGACGGCCATTCGTGCGTGATCCATGAGGTCTGCCCGGTCGACAAGAAGCCCGGCACCGTGATCCCTGAGCGTTTCCGCAAGATCGCCATTGGCGAAGGCTGCGGCGTGGTTGGCCTGGACTTCACCCAAGCCAAAAGCCAGGGCACGAACAAGACTGACCTGATCATCGCCGCCATCGCTGCCGTGTTGGAGCGCCAGCAGGCAGATGAGCTGGAGGGTGATGGTCGCCCGTCGCTCGCTGCGGTCGGCAAAGAGGCCGGCTTCAAGGTCACCAAGACCCAGTTCGACGCGGCCTGGCCGCAGTACGTCGACAGCCTGGGCGCTGATGACGACGATCAGGACGACTGATCATGGCCTACGAAACCGTCAGCGATCTGATCAAGGCCTTCCGCGAAGATGAGAAGGACGAGGTTGCGCCATATCTGTGGAGCGACGGCCAGCTTGTCCGCTTTGCGAACGGTGCGCTGATGGCTTTCGCCGACAAGACCAAGAGCATCATCGACGACAGCTATTTGATTGAGTTTGCGGCCGACGAAGATGTGCTTGATTACCCGGAAACGATCATTGATGTGATCGATGCCGAGATTGCTGTGGGCGAGAAGTCCTGGCCAATTGACGTGCGATCGCCTGGCGAGATACGCCGCTCATACCTGCCTAAAAGCGGGCGCGTGTGCGTGATTCTGGCTGATAACGCCGTCGGCAAGCTGCGCCTTGTGCCGAAGCCTGCTGCTGCTGGCGTGCTGAACCTTCAGGCAATCCGTCGCCCGCTCAAGGAGCTGAGCAAAGACGCCAAGATTCCCGACGTAAACCCTGCGCACCGCGAGTACCTGCTGCTGCACATGAAGCATCGCGCCTACAACGTGGCCGACGGCGAAATCTTCGATTCAGCCAAAGCGACCGGCTTCCTCATTGAGTTCAACGCTGAGTGTCAGCGCATCTACGAAGAAGCGCTGCGCCGGCGTGGCGGTGCCAGAACCATTCGGTACAAGGGCTAGGCCATGGGCTCGATCAGAAAAGACAATTGGGCGGCAGGGGCAAATAACATTGCTCAAGAAAACCGCCTGCCTGAAGGAAGCGCTGCACGTATCGTCAACTTTGATCCTGCTGTCGGCGGCACGCTTGAGTTATGCGCCGGCTTTACCAAGCAGGTTGAGTGCGAGCGCGCGCGAGCCGTGTTCTCGCTGCGCGATGACTTGGTGTTTGTCGATGGCGGCGAGCTGAAGGTGATGAACCGCGACGGCATTCGTGTCGTGGCAAGCATTGCTGAAAGCGGCCCTGTGGTGGGCGCAGAGCTTAACGGCAAGCTGTACCTGAGCACGGCGACCGAAAATCTTGTCTTCGACGGCAGCACCGTCAAGCCGTGGGGCATCCAAACGCCTGCCTTTGAAATGGCCATCATTGCAGGCAGCCTGCCAGCCGGCGTGTACCGGGTAGCTGTTACTGCGCTGGGTGATGACGAGTCGGGCGCTGACGTGATGATTGTCACGCTGCCAGGATCATCCGGCCTGATGGTGCGTTCAAGCGCTGCAGGTGATCTGCGCCTATACGCATCCGTCGCTAACGGCGAAACGCTTTACAGCCAGGGCGCACTGAATGGTGAGCGGCAAATAGTCACCACTATTGCGGACGATACCGAAGTGCTCGGCACTGCGTTCCTGACGCCAATGCCGCAAGTGGATGTGCTTGTGGCGTGCGGTAGTGTGCTGATGGGTGCCAAGGGCCGTTACCTTTTCCGCACTGAGCCATTCATGCCGCACCTGTGCGACCCGGTGCGTGGCTTCTTCCAATACGCCGACGACGTAACCCTGCTGGCGCCAGCTGAGCCGGGCGGGGTATTTGTGTGTGCGGACAAAACCTTTTTTCTGCAAAACCCTGAGTCGGAGTCACTGACGCAGCAGCGTGGCGTACTTGAGTTCGGCGGCTCGCGCGGCACGTTGGCCATTTTGCCAAATGGCTCGCCGGCCTGGTTTACCCCTTATGGCCAAGCTATCGGAGGCGCGGATGGCAGCGTAAGCCTTCCCAACAAAAAAATGTTTGCCCCGGATATTTCAGAGCACGGCGCAGCTGGCCTGCTTGATCACAACGGCAACCAACTGGTCGTCACGTCTTTTCGTGGCCCGGCCGAATCAAACCAACTAGCCGCCGCTGATTTTTGGGGCGTGGAGATAGTAGATGAACGCACCGATTGAGCGTATGGGGTGCCGGCCAGCTTTCGAGTGGTCGGGGGAAATAGTCGACCAGTTCGGGAACCCTGTTGGGAGCATACCGCCCACTAAAAACCTGATCCCGCAAGGTGGCATGAGCCTGCTCATTCAGGCGCCATTTGGTGATACCGCACCTGTAAGCGCCTTTTATGTGGGGCTTATGACGAAGAACTACCTGCCTTCTGACGCGACCTCGGCGGCAGACATTCCCACCAACATGGGCGAGCTAACAAGCTATGCCGAGGCCTCGCGCCCGCTGTGGGACAGCGTGTTCGATGGGGTAGCAACCTACGACAACAACGCTTCGCGCGCTCAGTTTACTGCAACGGTGGATGCCACCTTGTACGGCGCGTTTTTGGTGTCCGAGCCGACCAAGGGCAGCGCTAACGGCCTGGTTCTGTCTGTTGTGCGCTTCCCGTCGCCGCGCCCGCTGTCTGCCGGATTGACGCTGTATTTAACGTCCGGCATCACCTACATCCCGTCATCTATCGCTTGAGGTTGAAATGCTCAAATATTCCGAAGGTATCCGTAATTACATGATGGTCACCGGCAGCTTGCGCGATGCGTTGACCGGTGGCGAGCTGCGCCTTTACTCAGGCCCTGTTCCTGTTAGTCCAAACGACGCACTTGGCTCGGCGACCCTGCTGCTGACCTATAACAACGCTGGTGCAGGCGTTAATTTTGAGGCGTCTGCCAACAACGGCACGCTGGTAAAGAGCCTGGCTGAAACCTGGACAGGCAGCGTGGTAGCCGATGGCACTCCGACGTTCTTCCGCTTTGTCCAGCCGGGCGACACTGGCGGCGTATCCACCAATAATCGCCGCGTTCAGGGCACGGTGGGACAGGCTGGTGCGGATATGAACATTACCAATCTCACCCTGGTTACTGGTTCTCTACAGGCACTGGACTACTTCTACCTGACTATGCCCGAGGCGTAACCCCATGGCTAACCGCCTCCGTAAGCACGTCGAGGTAGCGTTTGTGCAGGAGGCGACGCCGGCGCGGCCTGCTGTTGCAGAAAGCTGGAACACGGTTTGCACGCGCTACCTGACAGGCTGGAACAGGGTGCGCCGTACCCAGCGCGTCGACGGCGGCTTTCGCGTGACGGCAGACGGGAAGTTGGTGTCGATTCCCTCGCGCACCGTGACGGTGTACGTTTTAGAGCCAGTCTATCGGCAGGAATGCACCACCTACTATTCGGCGGCGCAGCCGTATGTGCCTGCCACGCCTCGCACGGTGTGGTATCGCGGCGATAACAAGTGGGACGGTGGCGCGCGCAGTATCGAGTCGCAGACGGGTGACCTCAAGTTTACGTTCTACGTGCCGCGGTCGCCCCTCGGTGTCGTATGCGGCCTTTCTAACGGGGCCAAGGTGCGGTCATTTGACCACGTAGCGTACGGGTTCCTGGCACAGAAGGACCAACCCCTAAGAATTTTGGAGCGTGGGCGTGTAGTCGTTGCGCTGCCAGCCGTGGACGTTGCTGCGCGACCGAAGCTGTCTGTCGTGCGGGTAGGTGACACCATCACCTATGAGGTTGACGGCGAAGTCGCGTACACCAGCGCCGTGAAGACCCGCGACGTGCTATACGCCGAGGCCACGCTGTACAACATCGTGGACTTTGTGGAAGATCCGGTATTCGCCCCGCTAGCTAACGGTAGTGTGCGGGGCCGCGTGCCACCACCGGTAGGCACCATCCACCAAGTGGGGTACGCAGGGGTGGGCGGCCTGATCCCGCTACCGGTGCTCAGCGCCTTGTCTACCGAGCGCTACGGTGTGTCCGGCCGTGTTCCAACCCCAACCCCTACCGTGTTCGACGCCGCCTACGCGGTGTTGGGCGGAGCAGTACCAACCCCGGCGCTGGCCGTTGCGGGGCTGGGTGAGCTGGTGGGTGTGGCAGGTGGGGGCGGGCGAACGCCTAGCGTATCCGTTGCTATGCGTGTACTAGAAGGGCACTTAGCAACCGTGGAGGCACAAGCCCCGGCCCCACTAGGGCTCATATCGAGCGGCCCTCTGGCTGCTGTGTACGGCTTCGTGCCCCCGCCGGACAGCATGGGGTCGTTCGCGATTATCGACACACCAACGAGCGTAGCGGCTAGCGACCCCGTGGTGATCGGCGACTACGCCATAATCGACTACCCACTGATGATCGCTACGCTGGACGGGGTAGGCGTGGTCAGCACGCTTGAGCTGACCTTAGTGGCGCAGGCATCCGTCATGGATGCGTTGAATATTGGTGATTCGGTGGCTATGTCGGGGTCTTTGTTTGCCTCGCTATTTGAGTCGCTGCACATCGTTACTGATATTGGTTCTGCGCGGCGCACTGGCACTGAATACGCTGTAAACATCGTCAGCGGAGCGTTAAGTGAGTACCAGGGTTTTGGCTTTACCCAGTACGCGCGAGTCGGGCAGCAGTTGTGGGGCTGTCGTCCAGATGGCCTGTACCGCCTGGGCGGTGATGTGGCCATGGATGCGCTGGTTGACTTCGGCACCATCGACCTCGGCAACCAGAACCTCAAACGGCTTTCAACGGCATTTATTGGCGTGCGCACCGATGGCCAGGTGTTTCTGCGCGTAACCACTGACGGCGTGGAGCGCGTTTATAGCGCCGTTGGCCGTGACGACATGCGCAAAGTGCAGCTGGCGCGCGGCGTAAGTGCGCGCAACTGGAGCATGCAGTTGCAAGTCACCGACGCATCGTATGCCTCGCTTGATAGTGTTGAGTTTGAAATTGGGATCAGCCAGCGCAAGACAGGTGGTCGTCGATGATTCCGGTCAGCGTAGGCACTCGATCTGGCGCATGGCTAAGGGCATCGGCCCGCAAAATGGCCGCGCAACTGCTGCGCCGGGCCGGCGCGAGTGACGACGACAATGTGGGCGGCTATAGCAGCGCTCGCAAGGTGGTCGAGGGCTTTATTGTGTCGGCTGTAAGGATGGGGGCCAAAGCCAGAGGCCGTGTGATCGATCCGCCAGGTACGGTTGGCCTAATGCGCGATGCCTTTAACGTGTGGGGCGATGTTACGGGCAGCGTTCCGGGGTATGAGCTTGTTGCCATTACTTCGCCCAGGGACAACTACGCGCCGCGCTTTGAGCTGGATATTCCCGAGCTAGACGAGCCGTTGCCTGCTGTGACTGTAAGGTGGATCAATCGACTCTCGAAAGGGTTAGTGCTGGAAGGCGGGCATGACGTAGAGCTTGTCGGTGGCTGGTGCTTCCCACCTATAGAGTCGCCGACTGGCGTATCGCGCGCGCGAATTAACACCCTGGGCCCTGCTCCTGTTGGGTCTGCTTACAGCGCGCCTGCCGAAGACGTGTACTTTCTTGAGCTGAGCCAACGAGGCGGATACCCGAGCCGTGCGCAGCGGGTGCAAATAGCCGAGTCGTACATTGCATCAAAGACGGGGGGCTTTCGGCTGCCGCAGCGCGCCTATGCGGGCAATGGGGCTGAGCTGTTCGCCACCGTGAACCTGCCGCAGATACCCATGGCTCAGTGCTATTGGGATGGCCTTGGCAGATTTGTTATTGCCGCTGTTGCTGTATCAAAGAGCAATCTGCCGAGTGATCCGGCGTCTTGGCGCGAGGATGCGGGCACTGGCGGCGTCCTGGTTATCAAGATCGCATTCGACGAGGACGGCGACCCATACTGGGCCTGGCATCACCTGCTTGATTTCTCCACCACAGCCGAGCCGGCGCTTTTGGCTGAGCAATGGCTGCCTGACTGGCAAGCCATCCAAGTTCCAGGCGAGCCGCCTATTTACCCGGTAACGGTATCAGGGCACACGCAAAACGCGGTGCGCTCACTGTGCTGCGCAGGCATGGATGGTCCTGCTGACGCAGAGGGCGGCGAGTTCTCGGTATTCTTCACGACCATGCACGGCCGGCAGGTCGCCGATACTGGCGGTGTTCAGCTGGTCCAGCAGCACACGCTATGCAGCCTGCGAGTGACCAATACCAGTGGTGCCGCACCTGCCGTCATGCAAACCGTGATCCTGCGTGACGTTTCGGCCGGCAGCGCATCTGCCGCCTACAGCGCCTACGGCAATGGTGACGCCGCTATCGCGCGAAGCTGGACGCTGCGCGGGTGCGAGTACCTGATGGGCGAGCCGAGGGCGGTGGCCAGCTCACTGCCCCTGCAGCGCCCGGCAGACAACAGCATGTACTGGCTTGCCAACGATCTGTACAACACAGGCGCTTATGTATCGGCGGAGCCGGTCAGCGAGATTGTGGTGCTGTCCGCTTCTGAGGTGCTTCTATCCAGCCCTGCTGCCGTGGCGGGCGCATCATTCCTGTATCGCTGGTCAGCGAGCGTGGCCACAACCCCGCGAACCATCCCGCTAAGGTTCGTAAAGCACACCACAAAAGTAGCCGGTGGGCGGATGCTGCTATCCGCTTACAAGTACCCGGATGCGAACGATTACCCGGATTTCCGCGTGCTGTCATACGACGCCGTGAGCAACACGCTATCGCCATTACTGAGCGTGCCGGCGCGCAACTTCGGCGCGTGGTTTGCTGGGGCGCCACCGCCGCTCGCCATCGCTTGCTACCAGCAGGAAGTTAAGGATGACAGCGCCGCAGTGGTCACGCCGTTCTGCATCACCCTTTCGTACTGGAACCTGCGCAACCCAGCGCCGCCCGCAGTGATAGATCAGTACACCTTACTTTCGATTGATGGCGGGCTTACCGTCAGCAAGCACTTGCTCAAGCATGGCGGCGCACATGGGGCTTTTTATTTGGGCTCGACGACGTGGCAGCCCACCTACACACAGATATTCGGAGCTGAAGCATGAGCACCTTGGACCCCCTGATTGCACAGAACTACGAGTTTGCGACTAAGGCACTCAATAATGCCAATCGCCTGGCTATAAGCATCAGTAACGTCTTTCCAGGCGCCACGCAGAAAGCCTCGCTGAACTTCACACCGCGCAAACCTTTGCTGGAAAAGCCCCCAACCTTTGGCGACCTGCTGCCCACGGATACGACCGGGCAAACGATCAAGTTCCTCGATGCGGAAAAAGAGAGGTGGATGAACACCTACTTCCCTGAGCTGCAGGGCTGCCTGCGCGATAAGCCGGAGAAGTGGCTGTGTAAGATCATTGGCGGTGACGATCCATTCGCTGACAGTCAGTCGATCTTTGATGTGGTCTGGCATCAGGCCCGCGATCAGGCTACGCGCGAGCGTATGTCGGCAAACCGCACGGCCCGCGCAGAGTTCAGCAGTCGCGGTTTTACCCTGCCGCCTGGGGCCATGATTGGCGTAATGCTGGATGCTGATGTGCGCGCCGCCAATGCGGTTGCGCAGGTCAACCGCGCAGAAATGGAGCGTGTCAGCCAGATCAAGCTGGAGTTGCTGAAATTTGCCGAAGAGCAGGCTATAAACCTGAAAATCGGCATCATGGGTGCGCTGGCGAACTTCTACCAGCAATGGATCAAACTGCCAGAAAAGGACATTGAAATTGCACGGGTGCGCGCTCAGCTAGTGGCCTCGCTGCAAGGTGCGCTCAGTGAATACCAGCGCGTCGAGTTGGGATGGGAGCAGCTGCGCCTTAATGCTGAGCAGATCCGCATGGGCGCCACGGTGGAGAACAACAAGCTGAAGGTAGCGTCTGCTGGTAATAACCAGGCTGCATCCGCGCGCGCCATGGCTGCCAAAGGGTTCGCTGATACCGCCTCGGCTGCTATTGGTTCCAACGCCGCGCTGGTGGCTGACCTCAATGCGGGCGAAGCGTAATGGATAGGATTAACGCGCTAGAGCTGCCAGACGTAACGCTCCGAATCGAGTACCGGACGTGGACGTTCGGAGTGGGCGAGTGGCGCACCTGGGAGCAAGGCCCGAACGACTCGTACCCTTGGCCGAGCGAACAGCCCTACGTCCAAGACGGCAAGCTGATCGTTAACAATAATCGACTACCAGACCAAGGCGACAACTACTACCGGTGGTGGTCGTTTCGGGTGTTTCTTGATGGTCTATCCCTGCCTTACGCGCCCTACATTACGGCGCGCATGACGGGGGCCACGGTATATGGCAGCCAGATAGAAGTGGGCGGCAACTACGACACCCGGTTTGACGTATACGGGTACAACGATCCGGCCACCGGCACCGGGGTAGTTGATGACGAGCTGGCTCCAGTATTCACATTCTTAGGAGGTTACGATTCCGGCGATATTGTTGGCTCAATCCTGATCGAGCTTGATGTTAAGCCGCCGTTTTGGACGGATCATGTACTTAGCAGTGAAATTATCTAGCGCTTGCCTGGCCAGAGCAGTGACATAGCGTTTCTGCAATAGCGCCACATTACTACTGGAGCACCGACATGGCCACCTACCTGCAAACTGACGGCGACATCAACCAGTCCAAGCGCAAGCGGGCTGGTGAGGCGCCGGGCATTGGCGACCGTGTTGCTCAGCCGACCTATGATCCGAATCCTTCCATCCGCAACGCCCAGGCCAACCAGGATGCCGCAGCGCAGCGCAATGCTGTGAATGGATGGCCAGCACCGACCGGCTCAAATCCGGCGCGTGCCCAGCGGATGCAAGAGCAGTTCCGGAATCCGGTCACTGGGCCGCGTGGCGTTGTTCAGCCTGCGCCAAAGGCGCCAGGTATTGCTGATGGCTTTGCAGGTGGCGGTATTGGCGGGGCGGTTGAGCGCGTGAAGAACGCATATTCTGTGGCTTCGCCGCTGCTTTACCCTGCACGCACAGCGGTGGATGTTCTCACAGCCGCGCCTGCAGATGCGCTGCGTAACTTGGTGATTCGTGCGGCCGGCGGTGATCCAGCTACTGCAGATGGCGGTGAGACTGCAAATGCTGATCGTGCCTTTGGGAGCCTTATGCCGGCAGTTAATTTGGCCGGCAGCATTGCTGACACTGTTGGCCAGAGTGTTAAGGGTGGTGTGCTGGCAGCAACGGGGGCAAGCCCTGCTGCGCCTGCTCAACAGGCTGCGCCGGCTTCTGGCAGCCGGCCCGCACCGGCAACCGCTACGCCTGCTACTGCCGCAAACATGCCCGGCCAGGGTGATATTCCTGCCGGCAATGGCTACACCCAGGTTGGCAACGGAATCGCCATGCGCGTTGGTGCCGATGGAACCCCAGA